TGGAGGGCAAAGCCCTTGAGGGTAAGGTTGAGGATTCCAGGGTTTGTACATCCGGCGGCCTTGAGCTTATCCTCTACCGATTTGCGGACTTCAGCGAGTTTCTTCGCGTCGTCGTCAGCCTTGAAGCGGGCTTCAATCCTCTCGTTGGATTCGCGGAGTTTCTTCGCCCAATCGGGTTCGGGTTCCTTGGAGCCTGGGTCTGGATCGGGATCGGTCTTTTCCGGGTGCTTCGTTTTGTACTCATCAAAAGACTTCTGCAAGTTCGCCTTGTTACGGCGTTCCTGGTCAGCCGACTTCTGGAGTTCGTTGGCGATGAGTTCCATCGTTTCCGCATCAGCAATTGCGGTCTCGATTTCCTCTTCTTTGGTGACGGTCTTTTCCTTCGCAGAGGCAATCCTGTCAATAGCCTCGTTGCTCAATCCGAAACGCTGATATTTAGTCTTGAGCGCGACGATGATTTTTTCTTTCATTTTTCAATGATCTTGGGTTATACAAATAGCCCGAAGCCGTAACACAAGCCGTGTTACTTCTCCGGGCCTAATGGTGTCGTCTTGCGACTATATGGTGGCCTCTTGGGTGCGCTCTGGGCGCTGACTATTTTATGTCTCGCAAGGAGATTTCGCTAATCTTCTTGCAATGGGGGCATCGGACGGAAAGCCGAAGCCTTCCCTCAAGGGATTGCACCCTTACGGGAAATTGCTTTTTGCATATCGGGCAGACTATTTGTACGCCCGTATTCTCGGTTTTCTCATCCATACTCACGGGCAAATATATATTGAAACTCTCAATATCTCTCAATAATTATTGAGTCTTATTGAGAATTTTGTTGCACTTTTGCAACAGATGAGAGCCCAAAGCGTTATAGATGATAGGAATGCCCTCGATCCCGTGTTCCTTGAGCACGGACTTGAGGTGTACTCCTATGACTTCATCGAGCAACTCCGGGCGGAGAACCTTGAGATAAAGCGGAAGGGCAAGCGCTCCTACAACTTGACACCCCAGGCGGGCTTTCAAGAGAAAGTGTTGACGAGCCAAGCCGATATCACTATATGTGGTGGGCGTCGCGGAGCGGGGAAGACGGCTTGCGCCCTCTTAGGGGCTCTCCCTTATGCCCAGAACCCCGAAATAGCAATGTACGGATTCCGCCGCTACGAGGATGATGTCAAGCGCGGAATATGGCGCGGCGCGAAACAAATATTTCGTGGTCTCGCCAACTTCGCGGACACCACCTTTGAGGCGAAATTCTTCAACGGAACGGGAGCGGTGATGAAGATGGAACACCTCGCAGACCTCTCTAAAGTCAAAGACCGTTTCCGTGGAGCGGAGATGCCCTACATCGTTATCGAGGAGCTCGCGGAGTTCACCAAGGACAACCTCAATGTCATCTTTGACCTCATAGGATCAAACCGAAGCACCACGGGACTCCCGGCACGCTTCATCTGCACTTGCAACCCTGTGGGGCGGTCTAACAAGTTGAGGTGGTTCCTCGATTGGTGGATTGACCCCGAGACGGATGAGGCCATTCCCTCCCGCTCGGGCAAGATTCGCTACTTCTGCCGCTACGGGGAGGATATTATGGAGATAGCTTGGGGAGATACCCCCGAGGAGGTCTATGAGAACCCCAATGCGAAAAGGAAGATACAACAACTCACGGACAACCCCGCGAAGGAGTTCCGCAACTTCATCACTTCGGTCACTTTCATTGACGGAGAGTATGCGGACAACAAAATTCTCCAAGCCACCGACACGAAATATATGAACCGCATCTCCTCTGGTGGCAACAAGTCGGTCATCAATGATATCAAGGGAGTATGGCGCGATGTGGATGACACGGCTGCGCTCATCACGGGAGCCGATATGCAGAGGTTCTTTGAGAACACTTCGCAGACAAACGGCATCCGCGTCGGAGGGGGAGACATCGCTTTCAAGGGAGACTGGTTCGTCCTTTGGGCTCTTGACGGCTACCACATCATAGATGTAGAAGCCCGAAAAGGCGTCACGACCGAGACCCTCCCGGATATCTTATGCGATTTCATCCAACGCAATGACATCCCCTGGGAGAATTTTGCATACGATGGAGATGGCGTTGGGGTAATCATCAAGGCTACCGAACACCCTGGGCTCCAAAAGTGCCACGCTTTCTCCAACCGAGGAACTCCCAATGACAAGGTGGCTTATCGCAACCGAAAGAGCGAGGTCGCAGGCATCCTTATCAATGCCTTTCAATCGGGAAAAATGTCTATTGATGAGGCGGTGGCAAGGAGAACCTTCACCGACAAGAGGATGCCCTTCTCCGTCCGCGAGAAACTTATGGAGGAAAGGTTGGTCCTTAAGTGGATTGAGGATGAGAGCCCCCGTGAACTCATTAAGAAAACCACGATGAAAGACATCATCGGACACTCGCCCGACTGGATAGAGGCGCTCATCTATGCCATAGACCGCGCAGACAACGCCAAGACCCGCACAAAGGTTCGACGCGGTAATTGGGGTTGCTTTATGTAATGACAAATCAAATTCTTGCAAGATATGAGACTTATTCCTTCAATCAAGGCGATGAAGCCAGAAGAGATATTGAGGAAACTACCTTTTACAGTTCCCATCCCCTCTTTAGGCGCAGGGAGCACACCCATACCCTCTACTCCTACTGTCACCTCCGTCCCCGTAAGCAATCTACAATGGGAAGAGTACACCCAAGATGATTTCATCAGGCAATACTACCCATCCTCGCACAAGATCAACTCTTTGAAGTATTACCCCAACACCTTGTTCATCAACAATCAAACGGGTGCTTATCAAGCGAAGGTGCGTTCGCGTATGGCCGTCGCTCTCCAACAATTCATCCATCTCCAACGAAAAGAAGCCCTATTAGGCAACAATGTGGGTATGCGCCTCATCTCCGGGGCGACCAACAAGAAGGCCATTGACCAACTCGCATTCTTCCGCGAAGGTTGGGAGGACAAGGATATGGAGGTGGCGATCAACAACACCATCGACACCGATTTCAAGCTCGCGGACACAGCCGTCTATGTCTATATGGAGGGCAATAAGGTCAGATGGAGGTCTTTCTCCTACGACAAGGGAGATGTCCTCTACCCGCACTATGACACCCTCACGGGTGATATGACCCTTCTCGGAAGACTTTACCACCAGACCGATTGGGCGGGGAAAGACCACACTTATCTGGATGTCATCGACTCCACCCATTTCGTCACCTACATCAAGGCTGAAGACTCGGAGACTTGGACGATGGAAAGAAAACCCAAGCCTCACGGCTTCCCCGAGTGTCCGGTGGCCTATCACCGAAGTGATTGGGGACCCGTATGGTCTGGCTCCCAGAGCCTCATCGACGGTTTCGAGGTGGCACTCTCGCAATTCGCGGAGAACAACTCCGCTTATGCCCTCCGCATCCTTTACACCCTCGGCGCGGAGATGGAGGTAATGACCGATGTGGACGGGACACCGAGCCGCATCGACTCCATCGACCCGAACGCGAAGGTCGGCTTCCTCGAGCCCGCAGAGGGAGCGGACGGCGCTTTCGCAAAGCAACTCGAGATAATGAAGAAGGAAATCCTTCGCGGCTCTTTCGTGGTGGAAACCCCCGAAGTCAAGTCGGGAACCGATATCTCCTCGCGCACCGTCAAGATGCTCTACGCGGACTCCTATATGAAGGCGCTCTCCGACTCAATGGAGTATCAAGCCTTCATTAACAAGATCGCCCGCCTCTTCAAGTTCGGCTACTTCCTTGAAAAAGACAAAGTATCCGATGCAGAGAATCTCAAGGTCAAGTGCTACCTCGAGCCGTTCATCTTTATGAGCGAGAACGATGTCATCGCGGGCATCCAACAACTCGTTGCCGCCGGTGCGATGTCTCGCAAGACTGCTACCGAACTCGCTTACAATATCGGCTACTCGTCTCCCGATGAGGTTAACCGCCTTCTCCAAGAGGCGCACGATGAGCTCCTTGGGGCTCAACAAGTGACCGACCCTCAAACGAACAACCCCGTTAACCGCGCCAGGGCAGCCGCCGCCGCAACTAAATAATGCTCAAGCAAGAAACACTCGTCCGAGAAACCGCAGAGTACAAGCGGGATGCGAGAAGGCTCTTTGATGCCCACCTCGCGTCCTTGCTTGCCCTCGCGTGGCCTTTCCACAAGGAGAAGGGCTTCTCCTTCGAGATCAACGAAGACTTGATGGTAGCCGCCTATGACGATTGCATCCAACTCTCTGATGAGTGTGCCGAGCAAGCCGAAAAGCGCTACCTCACCACCATCGTGAACCTCGGGGATACCGTGGATGAAGAGGCGGTATGGAAAAATATCTACAACGATAGTGTGGTAGAGAGTTTCGATATGGCGGGGACGCACCTACTTGACCTCCTCACCGCGTGGATAGGAGTAGCCGCCGCTAACGAGTGGACGAAGGACTACACCCGAATAATGATTGGCCGATACCTCTCCAACCCCTATCTCTGCCCACAATGGAATACCGTGCCGAGAGACCTTCTCGCCTGGGGTGCGGGCTACGCGAAGGACATCTCCGAGCAACTCGCTCTCATCGGGCAGAACCTCATAGTCCAAGCCTCGCGCTATGCCGAGTGGCTCGACGAGAGCGCAAGGGGAGCAACCTACTACATACGCAGACGAGGCTCAACCTACGATTGCGCCTT